CAATTTAGCTTGTGACGTATCACCAAGTTTACTCAGTGCATCAGAAAACCCTGAATCGTCCAAACCTAATTTAAGTAAAACGTCACCGACTCCAATACCCATTATTTCACCTCTCCAAGGTCGCCTACTTCAGCCATAAACCGGTCATTAGAGACCTCGACCGTGTCAGTATCTCCACCATAGGCCTTAGCTATCCGTTTATGTCTATCAACGAATTTTCCAATCATAAGTTCCAGTTTCTCCTCAGTCCAGTTAGCCAGAACATATTCCGGAGTCAAATGCCATTCGTGTAAAATGATTTCGAATACCGCACCTATTGAATCATCCTCGGAATCGCTTTCGTTAAGCTCTGTACGAGTCCTAAAGGGCGGGCATAGTCAATCACCTTCTCCAGAGCTACAGCTAATTCAATATCATTAGACACGGATTCTATTTCATCTCGGTTAAGATTTTTGGCATAGGAAAAGAACAAATCCGCGGCTACGTCCGGTATAGTAATGAATAAGGACGTCATATTACCTAAGAAATTATTCTCAACGTCCTCTTGTTTAGGCATCGATTTGAGGAGATTCATAACTTTGACTCTCCATGCCCTTGATTCAGAGATGCTTAAGGGCGATATAGGGTATTCCTTGCCACCTAAAACCACCATGATAGGATCCTGAGTTAATTTCTGTTCCTCTGTGCGATCCACGAAACCCCTCCTTTACTTTAAAAACGAATTTAAGTATCAATAATAGTGAATGCGGCTCCATTACAGGGTTTGAGCACCTTGAATGTAACCGGTACAATGGTTTTAACACCCTTCTTATAGCTCATCCCAACATTACCGGTAGAAACACATAGAGGAGCTTCTACGGTTCTTGTTTTTCCGGCAGGACCTGACCCGACCAGCTTGACAGACATCTCTTTGTTTATTCCATCGCCCACCGTAATCATGCTGCCAACAAGTTTCGCGCCACCCATAGCTACGGAAATATTAATGAGGCTCGATTCTGCCATTTTGCATTCAATCGTCAGACCTTCCTTGGTAATCACCTCTGCAATCGGAAACGATTCTTCTTCGACTTCCACATCAGCAGAATCTTTGCTATACTCCAAATCCACACCATCAGAGGTATAGCCAACCTCGATGTAAGATCCGCCAATGGGATATTTAAAGCTCAGAACGGCCGTACCAATCAACACGTTTGTTTTAGTTTTCGCCATGTTAATATCCTCCTATCAACTTACTACTTAAGCACCTGCTAGCTCGGGTTATCGACCCTAACGGCCAATAAGATGTCACCGGCGTTTCCAACTGTCGGTTTGAAATGAACAAATCCACCCGCATCGTTCCATAATTCCTGTCTGAACGGGCCGATCATAGCCCATTTACCGTTAGCAACAACCACCGCAAGAGTTTCTGTCCGGCCGTATTTATCGGTAACAGGTGTAAACGTAAAAGTATCACCGGTTACGCCATCGACCACCAGCACTGTCTTGCCATCATTCGGAAAGATGAAATCACTTCCACCTGCCGCGTTCCCTAATTGTTTGTAGGCATCTACAGCCAAATCCAGAACACCTGCTTTCGTGACGGGCCTTACTGTCATAGTTATTTCAGCCATGTTAATATCCTCCTATATACCCAATTTATTTCGTTTTTACTGAGCCTTGTCTACCCTAACAGCTATGAGGGAAGTAGTTACCGCTCCAGTGGTAAAGGCAAACCTGACCTTTCCCTCGTAGTCATTCCATAATTCCGGTCTAAATGGACCGTACATATACGATTTTTTAGCCGTGACTGTCCTGGTAAGCGGGCTCTCTTTATGACCGTATTTATCATAATTAGCCTCAAAAGTTACCGTGTCACCTGCTCCTGAGGTTACGTCATCTATAACGTACAGGATAGTCTTGCCATCGTTTACGAACTTGAACCCATCGGCGCCTTGCGTACTCGCAAGAACCATCAAGGCTAAAGTTTCGTCACCGTCAATGTCGGGTTCGAATACTGTTAAACTTGTGTATGCCATAATTTACCTCCTGATGAAATATATTTTTCAAGAAATATTCTGGAAATAATAAAGACCATTAATCTGACCGGATGGTAAATGAGAAGAAGGTTAATACATAGTAGAGACCCTTTACGTCAGGGTCTTCCATGTCTTGACCGCCTACTTCCTGCTGAACGCTGACAATGCCGGTATAATCTTCACACCCCTGAAGACAATCGAAGAGAGCGCCGTAGACCTGGCGGGCTTCAATCGGATCATCCGCCCAGCACTTGAACTGACAGCTCACCGTTACGATGCTGGGAACATCCGGGTCCGCGGTACCGCCCCGGGAAGAAAAGGTAACAGCCGGTAAGATGTAGTTTTCCGGTAAGGGTTGAGCCGCATAGATCCGGCTGCTAACCAGGGCGACTAAGGGCGCCTGGACGATCAGGTGTGAGCGGATCAGAGTGTTGCTGTCCTGGATACCCATTATTCTCCCTCCAGATAGCCTTTCATCAGCTCACCAAATTTAGACTCGGTAAAATTCTTTTGGACGGCCGGGTAAATGTATGGACGTGCGGACATACGCTTGGTTCCAGTTTCGAGGAAACCGCCGTACCCGCTACTTGAGAAGATGGCCGCCTGTAGTTCTTCCAGGTTGGTATCTCCACCCGGGCCCAGTTCCCAGTTAATGGATCTCATATTGTTTCCGGTGAGCTTAGGGCTCATCTCTTTGGCGTCCTGAGTACAGTCAATCACGATATCTTTTAAAGCCGCTTTGGCTGCATTCTTAACAGCTTTGCTGACCTGATCAGTTTTAAGATTCAGTTTCAGTTCTATTATCATTTTCATCTATCTAACTGCCTGGAGAAAACATTGCTTATGATGACTAGAGCTAAAGTCCTGGAAACTTTCGACGAGTAACACTTCGTAGGTAATCCCGCTAATGGTGACCCGGTCTTGTTCCGTAATTCCAACAGTATCATCGATAAATAACTTATAGTTGGCGATAACCACCTCAGCATTTACCTTGATTTCCCGACCCGAGCTGGAGGACAACCGGCAGGGTTCATTATCATAAAGGGTTGACCAGCTCTTGACAGGATTGCCGTACAAGTCAACACTGGAAGAGGTGTAACGCGCAATATCACACGTTTGGTTTAGTAAATCATTAAAGGCCATTACTCCTCATCTCCAACCATGTCTAGTAAGTCCATTTCAGCCCACGTCATTACAGGGTTATTGTCGTCGTTTTGTCTGAGGGTTTTGGCCAGTTCAAGTTTATTAGACACGCTCTTTTTAGAGTAGGAATAATCGCCAATCGACTCTGAGGTCATGGAATCTGACAGACTGGCCGCCCACGCCTCAAGAGCCTGAGCAGCGGCCAGGTTAACTGTTCCGGCCATGTCAAGAAATACCTGCAATTCCTCATCGCTAAAATGAGCTGCGGTTAACGACGTGTCCGAGATCAAGAGCCGAATTTTTCCGATGTCTGTACTAAGTGAATATGTAGTAGTCAATTTATACCTCCAAAATAAAGCAAGGGAAGCCGAAACCTCCCCTGCCGTACCTGCGGGAAAGGAGTGAAACCCGCAAGTTAAACTGCCCTTCTAAACTCGTCTTTGTGTCCTCTGAGGTGGGATTCGTCTGTTAATTCCCAGCCGAACGTATTATTGACAACTGACATTTTTTTCTCTGCAATTTGCCCACAGGAAGGACATAGCGCGTGTCTTCGCTTTTCTATTTCTTGCCGGGCGGTGAATACCCTTCCACATTGGCACTCATATTCATAAAGCGGCATAACTATTTACCCCGGCCTGAGTCGATCTGGGAGGCAATACCGGTAATCCGGTCAACCATCCCGGATTGAGCGCCGACTATCAGAATACCGATAATCGACCCATCCGAGGTGATTTCAAGACATGGACCTGATTTGATGTCCTCGGCCTTGAGCTTTTTAAATTCAGTCAGTGCTATCGTTTTCATTTCCCTTCCTCCCTTTTGGGTAGATTGTCCAGCGGGTCTTTATATATCGGGATCAGTGATAAGTCCGGGAGTAAGGTCATTTCCCTGGCTGCCAGCGATTCCCGCATGATCGTTCTGATAACGTCCAGACCGGGCTTGCATTTAAGCCGGTATTGAACTTGTTTGAAAGGCGTCTTGCCGTCAATCACACCGTCCCTGGGCGTCTGGATGGGGAATTGCATACATACGTCCGGACGCTTCTTGTAGACCGAGCAGGCGTCGTCTTTCAAGAACTGACAGCCGTCCTTGCACATCAGATAAGGTTTACCGTCCAGCATGGTCACGTTATTTTCAATGCCTGCCAGCCGCTTAATATCATCATTAGACAGTGGTACCCGATCATAACGGCAACATAGACCACATTCACCCGGATTACATTCCAGAAGGTCACTAAGTTTACGCCGTGATTCCGCACAGTCAACCAGCGGCAAGGGAACAACTTTGTCCGGATACATCATCAGGCACTCAAGCCAGAAAAGATCATTGTCAATCAAATCGCGATCGCCATAATATTTGGCAAACATTTTCATTTCAGATATTGATAGATCGGCCATTTTCACTCCACTCCTTTTTAAAACTATAGCCCGGAGGCCTAAATCTCCGGGCTATATTGATTTTGCTTAACGACTTTACTTATTGTTTCAGTTATGAGTAAGTCCAGGTTCCGACACCGGCATCCAGAGCAATCCAGTTGGTTGCAGTCAGACAACGGAGGGTCAGCATCGCACCGGCAGCGGCGTTAGCCTTCACCTGGTCTTTGGCTACATATGCCTCAAGGATTTTGTCACCGGTTGCAGCTTTAATAGTAAGCTGTTTGGTGGCACTGGTGGCGATACCCGTAACGGTAAGTCCGGCAACAGCGGCGGGAAGGGTCAATGTAACATCTTTCGCTGAGGTATCAACAATGTACGTACCACCCAGGGTGGCAGCGGTATCATCGGATACGGCAACTACATAGTCAAGGAATGAGCCTTTGGTCAAGGTTAAGTTGCCAGCGGTTAAGGTTAAGTCGCCCTTTGTGAGAGTGGCTGAGCCTTCCGTCATGGTCAGATCACCCTTGGTTAGAACCAGGTTACCCTCGGTATTGGTGAGGGTTCCTTTAACCATCGTGAAGTTTTTACCAGTGGCTACAGTAGCCCCACCGTTGATGGCCAGGGCACCGGTTAGGGTAGATGCGCCAGTTACCGCCAAGGTTCCGCCTACAGTCAGGTTCCCGGAGAGGGAAAGAGCAGTACCGGAGAGGGAAACGGACGGGCTAATGAAGGCGGTTGTCAGGTCGATGATGTATCCGACTTCCTGAGCGCAGGTAGCGCCCTCGGTGATCTGGACCTTACCGGACTCGCCGACATAGAACGGTTTACCCACATCGGCAGCAGCGCACATCGCATTATCAGTAAACACCCCGCTTGTTTCGGTGTCCGGTGTTTTCCAGACAACAGCCTTGGCTATTTCGATGGTATCGCCTGAGACACCGTCTTGACAGGCAACCATCATGCCCGCCAGGTTGCCGCTCTGATCAGCCAGCTTCCAGCCGTAATTGGCAGAGTCGTATGTCAAGAGATCACCCTTGACTACGGTGGCGTATATAGGGGCTCTTACGTTACCCCATTTGTTGAGGATTATTTTTCCAGCTTTATCAGTGTATGCCATGTTATTAAGCCTCCTATGCTTAATTTATTTTGATTTGAGTTAGGCGGTTACAGTACCGTCAGCGTCAATCCCTACGACCTTTGCGCTTGCGATTAGGGATTGCATCATGATGGAAGGATACCAGCGGATCTGACACCACTCTTTATTAGTGAGCGGGACAGGCGCCCAGGGCAGGACTTCCAAAGGCCCGCACTGCAAGCCTTCGACGCCTTTTTCCTGGAAGTTGAGGGCGAAGATTGAGGTTGTCAGTCCACCGGTAGCCGCTGAGAACGCGCCGGATGAGGTGAGTTCGGTATCCAGCAGGTAATCAGATGCCCAGATCGGAAGGCCGTTATAAGTTTCGATCAGCATACCGAACTCATCACGCATCGCGGTAGCACCAGCTCCAACGCTTCTCAGGTATTTGGTGATTGCCCGCCTCATTCCCTTGGACATCAATAGGCCTTCCGGCTTGCGGCCTTTGACCATATCGATCAGCCTGTCCAGATGGGTATTGCAGGATAGAGCGATAGTCTGAGTATCGCCGGAATCGGCCAGGATGGTGTTATAGGTGGTATTGGCGATGCAAATATGCAGGCCATCAAATTCCAGCGGGTTGGTGGTCGCGTTGCCGTAAATGAAACGGTCTGCGAACTTAGCCTGTACGGCCTTGGCTTTAGCGGTCATAATCTCCGCTTTCACATCATTGATGTTGGAGCGGGTCTTGCGGATGAAATCATCCAGTTCTCCAGCTGAGCCCAGGATTCTCAAGTAAGCGGTTGCGGGTGTGACATCGCCGTTGGTAGGATTCCAGGCGGCATTAACGCCGTAGAACTCGGCACCGTCAACGGTGGATTCGCGGTTATAAGTGAGAGCGTTGCCCACGACATCCTTAAAGCGAATTCGGTTCATAATCGGGTCGTCTTTGACTATTGTTTCCACAACGCCCTGTTGCAGAATATTGGTTGATAATTTGGATGCCTCTACAAGAGTCATTCCCATAGAAATTACCTCCGTAATCTTAATATTTAGGGTTTACTGTTCCGTTCCCAGGCGGATTTTTTCAAAGGGGCTCATTTTGGATGTGTCAGGGGTGGTATGTCCAAGACCTTTGACCTTGCCGGACTCGGCCAGTTTAGCCAGATAATCGGTCTCGGCTTTGATAGCCGCGTCGATTCCGGTTGCGTCCGTGGATTCTTTGAACTGTTCGGTCAATCTCGCTTTAGCAGCCTCAGGGAGCGTTGATTTGCTGACAGCCTCGGTAATCTTAGCCTGAGCTTCAATCTTCGCCTTGCCTTTTTCCGCCTCGGTGATTTTGGTTTGCAATTCTGTCTTCTCTTTGGTTAGAGCCTCAATAGACTCTTTGAGGGTTTTGATTTCTTCAATAGCTTCCATTGCTTTATTAACCTCCGCTATATTTTTTGAGTCGTATTCAGACTCTATTTCTTTCATCAAGTCCGGTCTGGCTTCCTTGAGCTTGACCAGATCGACAAGATAGACATCGACAATCTCAGGGCTGGCGCTTTCCTGCACTCCTGCCTGCCCGCCAGCTCCGGCTTCAGTCACAAAGTCCACGGACTTGAAAGGATGATCAACCAGGCTTTCAACCAAAAAAGTCTCAACCCCGTCAATCTTCTGCTTTGCGCCTTTGCCAATAGAGTTGATGGAGACTCCCAGTTTATTCAGTGTCCCGGCTTCCTGGAGTCCTTTGACCATCTCTTTAAACCAACCGGCATGGATGTGAGCTTCACCGACCGCGTTTCCCTCTTTGGTGATATGGATGTTTTTAAGAGTTGATACCCAGTCCCGGATATCACGTTCAGGCCTCTCCTTCTCCTCTGTTTTGGTGGCATGGTTGGCGTATTGTTTAGCGCCCTCAAAGATCGCCACTGCATCAGCAACGGCCTTCTTGGTATAGTTGCGGGATTTAGACGAGTTAAAACCAGGCTGAATAATCCGGACCGGAAGAACGCCGCTGGCGATCTGCTCTGCTGTGACCTCAGCCACAGGGATAGTTATAGACTCATGAATATAATCACGCATTGAATTTGCCTCCATGTGTTTTGATTCTTTGCTAAATATCGGACAGCTTTCGCTGCAATCTTCCTGGAATACACCATCGGGAGACGCATTACACCGATTCAAAGGGGAATCTTCTGATATAACATAATGTGGACAATTAAAGGCGGATTCTTTAACCTTTAACATTGCGTACCTCCTGATTTCAGGTAATAAAAAACCCGCATTTAGCGAGCCTTGAGAATATTTCTTGAGAAATAATTAGTCGTTACGATTGAGACGGGCTGGACTTGTTGCACATCTGCATCGCGGATGCCCGGGAGTCTGCATATCTCCACTCTGAAAAGGCTGATCAATAGGAATAACACCTTGATTGGCGTTCCCATCGCAAATATCACAAGTTGATTCATCCCCGATAACTATCCACTCCTTACCCTCAATGCCCATTTCCTGCATCTTATCCATAGCGCCTTGAGATAATGCGGAATTGCTCTCAGTTTGTGCAATCATGTCCGCCCGATCCCTGCTCATGTCAGTGAACTCTTTCCGGATGTCCCGTGCTATCCCGTCAACCCCGCGCTTATTGTTTATGCCGTCACTTATAACCTGAGCTAACCTGGACCGCGTTTCGATGTCCATGTTAGTGACCAGTCCGGCTCCGTATTTTTGCGCCCAATTGACAGCCTGGGACATGGGCGGTCCTTCAAACAGTATCGGAATACCCAGTTTAGTCTTGCCGTAGGACATCATCTGCATCGAACCGGCTATGTAGATATTCCCGATGTAGGCCACTATTCTGGATGTCAGGTGGGCTTGATAGGTTTTGATTACCGAGTCCAGCCAATCATCCCACTCCCCGGATGGAGATACTTTAGGAGGTGCTGTGACCTCTTTGACCTTGGTTTTATAAATATTCTCAATCTCTGAATAAGGAAATCCTTCAGACATTGAAAGGAAGTATTCCGACATCGACTTCTTGAAGGTTCGCTCTAGTCTTTTGTTCTCGGGTTTTTCCATGGAGGCAGGAAGTCGGGAGGCAAGGGATTCAATAAGGGAATTAAGTTCATTTGTTACCGTCATCTATTTTGTCCCTTATCTCAATTAACGCCTTGATTGCCCTAACCTCGGCGCTTTCCTTTGCGGGCGGTTGTTCGAGCGTTTCGGGTTGTTCGGGATTCTGTTCGGGAGGTTTCGCCGCCTGATTCTGCATCTCGGTCGGCATCTTTGCTAGAGTTTCAGCCTTTTTCTTTTTGTTTTCCGCTTTAATTTCGTCTAACTCGTCAAGCACTTCATCGACGTTATTAACCCCGATAGCCATGAGTGCCTGAGTTAAAACATCCTTAGAGTCGGCCGTGTCAGGGAAGGAAGTTACAAGCTGGCTAATAGCGGCTATAGCTAAGGCTTCGTCAGAAGGCGCAATCGGCGGCATGTCGAAATCAATTATCCGGTCATCCTCAGATACCCCGGCATGGTCTAAAACTATGTTAAATATGTCCAGGTAGGCATCTGACCAGACCTGCTGGTATGCTCCAAACTGCTTAAGCATGGGCAACTCTACGGTTTTAGCGGTTGCCAGGTTGCCAGTGGCTATATCACCGAAATATTGCTCAGGAATTCCCACGCCCGAGCAGATCATAAGTTTAAGCATTCGACCATCATCTTTGGCATTAGCTGAACCGGTGTCTGTCCGGATCGGGTCCATCTGCAAAGCCTCGTTAGTGACCAGAGTAGAGGCAGCTTGAGGGTATTTGCCGTCAACGGCCGATTTGACAGCAGCAACAGCAGACGAACCCCCTTTGGTTTTAGCAGCCCAGGCAAACCGTGCCAAAGCCCTCACAATGGCGATACGCGCGGCGAGGAATAGCCGGTACTGCTCGATCCAGCCAATAGCGGGTAACAATAAAGGATTGCCGCGCTGACCGATTGTATTGATTGCCAGATGATAGATAATCGCGTCCTCAGTGGCCTTGATAACAGAGCCATCCTTGGTTACACCTTTGTCCTCAATGTTGTTATGGCTGCGATAATACATAGGCATTCTGCCGTCGATTAGACGTTTATAATACATGACGGTTTCAGCGTCATCGGGATCAGAGATGATATCGGTAATTTCCAGCGGTTCAACCCATCGGATTGAGGTATCATCGTCTGCCCCCAGGAACAAAGCAAAAAATACCTCACCGTCTACCAGAACTTTGTCTGAAGATTTGTGCTGTCCTTTAGCGGATAGGACCGATCGATTAGCCCTGTTGTTCCAAAACTTATCCAGAACGGTCTTAATGGTCTCGTTCTCGGTTTTCCATGAAATACCAGACCCGAAGGTGTAGTCAGTCCATAATCTGATAGCCTGCTTGGCAAGAGGATCAAAATTATAGAGATAGCGGCTACG